ACAAGTCCCGCGCTACGTTCGTGACCGTCGTAGCGCAAAATCGGAAGCTGGACGAGAAAGTCGTCTATGATACCGAGGCCAAAACCTACCGTGCCGACGACGCAAAGGCGTTGGGACTGGTGGACGTGATTGCCGTGCCGCGTGCGGCGCTGCAAGCCCTGATCGACGGTGACGACATCGAAGACGTAATCGACGACGGTGAAGAAGCCAAAGCTAAACCTGTAGAAGCATCAACTGAACCTGTAAAGGAGAGCACCATGAATGAGCAAGAAAAGGCAGCAGCCGCAGCCGCACAAACCGCCGAGCGCGCCCGCGTGCAAGGCATCATCAACTCCGCTGAAGCGAAGAACAACCCGGCGCTGGCTAATCACTACGCCTTCTCTACCTCGATGTCCGTGGACGAAGCGAAGGCCGCCCTGGCGCTGTGCGCACCTTCCGCCGACGAGAAAGCTGAAGCCGACAAGAAGGCCGCCGAGAAAGCTGAAGCCGACCGCAAGGCCGCCGAGAAAGCCGAAGCCGACAAGAAGGCCGAGGAAGAGGCCAAGGGCAACAAAGGCACCGGCTTTGAAGAAACCATGAACAACGCTGATCACCCGAATGTCGGCGCTGACAAGGGCGGCAATGGCGCTGGCAGCAAGGTGGACACGATCCTGTCCGCGTTCTCGCTGGCGACTGGCTACAAAGTGGAACCAGCCAAGCAGTAAAATTCGGCCCGGCAGTAAATCTCTAAACCCTTTATAGGAGCATCATCATGGCAGACCAAACCCCGCTGAATCCGAAACAGGACTTGGCCGCGAGCGAAGTGTTCGCAACCCGTGCCGCACCGTTCCAACTGTGGATCGGTGGCGTGCAACCCGTCACCGATTCGGCCAAGTCGGCTGCGGCCATCCTGAAGTATCAGGTGTGCGCTCTGCTGGCTAACAACACCGTGACCCCGTTCGTGTCCGGCACCCACCAGCCCAACCAGATCGTCATCGCCGCGCAGCCTGCCGCTGGTGCTGGCGTGGACGTGCCTTACTGGACTGCTGGCCGCTTCAACCACGAAGCGCTGAAGTGGGAAGCCGCCGTGGACACCTACGCAGAGCGCAAAGCGCTGCTGGTGGGCCAGAACATCCAGATCGGCCATCTGGTCGGCTAAGCCGAGCATCAAAACCGTATAAACCATTTACACTGATTAAGGAGCAACAACCATGGCCGCAGACCTGTACGATCTGATGACCCTCCAAGGCGTATCGCGCCGCGTGAAGGTCGCACCCGCTTTCTGGCTGACCGAGTTCTACAAACAGCAGATCAACTTCGATCAGGAGTACATCTCCTTCGACCGCGTGTTTGAAGACAAGCGCTATCTGGCACCGTTCGTCGTGCCGAACGTGTCCGGTCGCCCGAACCGCCTGTCCGGCTACACCTCGGAGCGCTTCAAGCCTGCTTACACCAAGCAGAAGGACATCGTTGACCCGACGATGCACATGGAGCGCTTGGCCGGTGAAGCCTACGGCGGCACCCTGACCCTGCAACAGCGCCGCGATGCCGTCATCGCCTACCTGATCCAGACGCAGAAAGAGAAGACCCAAAACACCTGGAACTATCTGGCTGCACGCGCCACCATCGACGGTGCCGTGATCATCAAAGGTGAAGACTACCCGGAAACCCTGGTGGACTTCCGCCGCGATGCGTCGCTGACCTTCACCCTGACCGGCGCTGCCGCCTGGGATCAGACCACCGCGAATCCGCTGGAAGACATCAAGGACGCTCGCAAGCAGTCGAACGAGCTGTCCGGCGCACGCATCTCGCGCCTGATCTTCGGCGGCAACGCATGGGAGCTGTTCACCCAGCGCGTTGACCTGAAAGACCTGATGGACAAGACCGTGGGCGGCGTGCAGGCCAGCGTCACCCGCATCAACTCCCTGACCGATGGCTACGAAGACAGCATCGAATACATGGGCACCATCAGCGGCGTGTCGGGTCAAGGCCGGATCGAATGCTACGTGGACACCACCCGCTACATCGACCCGGACACCCTGGCCGAAACCTACTACCTCGACACCGACACCGTGGTAGGCGTGAGCGATATGATGTCCGGCGTGCGCTGCTTCGGCGCGATCCGCGACAAGCGCGCTGGCTTCCGCTCCCTCGACCTGTTCTTCAAGAATTGGGACGAGGAAGACCCAAGCCAGGAATACCTGCTGACCCAATCTGCGCCGCTGATGGTTCCGCGTGAACCGAACGCGACCTTCAAGATCAAGGTCAAGTAAGCAGCACCGCAAGGCCGGGCGTAGCAGCCCGGCCTACTTCATAGACTCCAAGGAGAACACCATGCCTAAACGTATCGCCAATAACACCATCATCCTGTACCGCGAAGGTAAGCGCGTGCGCATCCCTGCCGGTAAGGCTTTCGACTTCACCGCGAAAGAACTGGAAGACCTGAAGGCCAGCTCGCCCGACTCCATCCGCACCCCACGCGACGAGAGCGAATCCGTGCAGACCATCGAAGCGCCGAAGACCGACACCGGCAAGGGCGGCAAGCAGCAGGGCGGCAAGAACCAGGGCAAGAACCAGGGCAAGCCCGAATCGAAGCCTGAAGGCGACGGCGAAGGCGCTGGTGCCGAAGGCGGCCAGGGCGGCGCTGACGGCGAAGAAGAACTGTAATCATGGCCGACTTCGCAGCTCTCATCGCACGCAGCCGCCGCAAGGTTCACAACACGTTCGCCTTCGCGTGCGAGTACGTGGACGGCACGCTGGCTGCGCCGGTCGAGCTGCGAGTCCGCTGGCACTACAAGCAAGCCCCAATCGGTGACATCGAGAACACTGGCTACGCCATGATTATCGACCTGATCGAGAAGGCCATCTTCGACAAAGACGAGCTGCTGGCAAAAGGCGTTACTGTCGCAGCCGGTGGCCGTCTTACCGTTAAAGCGCCGGGCTTTGAGACTGTCCTTGTGATCGACACGCAGGAAGATCAGCCAGGGCCAGTCAACGAAGTTTGGCGCGTGGGGAAACTCCATGCCGGACTCGCTCCTTGACACTGCCGCATTCATCGACCATCTGCCGGATGTAGTCGAGAAGGCCGCGCAGCTCGCCATCAATCAGGTCGCCACACGTGGCGGCCTTTCTCTTATCAAGAACGACATTCTGGAACACATCCGGTTCCCGAAGGACTACCTCACCAGCGACCGCCTGCGTGTCACGCAGAAGGCCAAGCCTGGACAACTGGAAGCCGTCATCGGCGCACGCGAGCGCCCTACATCCCTCGCACGCTTCGCAACGCCCGGCACGCCCATCGGCTCGCGCCTGCAAGGCGGCGTGAACGTGCAGGTGTCGGCGCAAGGCGGTGGCCGCATGTTCAACAAGGCGTGGCTGGTGCGCCTGAAGAACGGCAACGTGGGCCTCGCAATGCGGCTCGCTGACGGCAAGCCGTTCGACAACAAGAACAAAGCTGTGACCTCGTGGCTGGTGCCGGACAAGGTGGCGCTGCTCTACGGCCCGTCCGTGGATCAGGTGTTCCGCACCACGAGCGAGAAGGTGGCCGCTCCAATCGGCACGATGGTCACGACCGAATTTTTCCGACAATTTGAAAGGCTCTCGAAATGACAGACCCATCCCGCCCACTGCCGAAACGACTGGCTGTGATCAGGGCGATCCAAGAACTGCTCGCCACCATCAAGACCACCGAGGGCGACGCCTTCGACATGGACATGAACAAGGTGCTGCGCAGCGTGGTCTTGATCGGCTCCGAACACCGGCCCAACCCTGCCATCCTGTCGGTGCTGGAAGCGCCGCGCCCCGACATCGCGTTCTTCGCTGACAACGGCCAGGGCCGCGCCGACAACTGGACGCTGCTGATCCAGGGCTTGACCCAGGACGACAAAACTGCAAACACCAAAGACGACGCCTACTTCCTTTTGCAAGACGTGGAGCGGCGTTTGGCCCGTATTAGCGCGATGAAGGACGGGGGCAGGGCTGCTTATCCAGGCACCTATATGCTCGATGGTAAGATATCGTCCGTCGAGATTGGCGCTCCGGTGGTACGCCCGCCAGAGGCGCAAGTATCGAGCTTTGCATTCTTCTACTTGCCTATCCGCGTTGGTATGGCAGTAGAGATAGGCGAGTAGAAGAACCGCTCGCATTCCCTGTAATTGAAACGACCTTTAAAGGAGAACCACCATGGCAGGCCCAGGTAAAAATTATGTGCTCGGTAAGGGCAAGCTGTACTTCGATCTGATCGAGCCGGGCAAGACCGTCGGCATCGGTGAGCGCTACTTCGGCAACACCCCGGAGCTGTCGTCCGCGCAATCCCAGGACACCCTGGATCACATCGACGCCGACCAGGGCATGAACGTGAAGGACGAACAGGTCACGATCTCCAACGACATGACCCTGACCTTCGCAACCGACAACATCGAGAACGCGAACTTCGCGCTGTGGTACGGCGGCGATGCTGACAAGCTGACCGTGGCCGCCGCGCCGGGCGTCACCGACCCTAACCAGATCGTCGTGAAGAAGGGTCTGTGGTATCAGGTGGGCGTCGATGCTGACACCCCATCCGGCACCCGCTCGATCTCGAACGTGGTCATCTCGAAAGTCGTACCGCCAGTTCCACCGGCAACCGACCCGACCCTGACCCCGATCACGAACGCGAACAACGTGGACGTTGATCTGGTGCGCGCTCGCATCTACATCGAACCGGACGCACCTGATCTGGTCGATGGCGATGTGCTGTCCGTGACCTACGACCAGGGCGGCATCACCCGCACCATCGTCGTCTCGAAGGGCAAGGAAATTCGCGGCGCGCTGCGCTACGTCGCGGACAACCCGGTCGGCCCGAACAGCGACCACTACTGGCCGTATGTGAAGATCACCCCGAACGGTGACTTCGCACTGAAGGGCGACACTTGGCAGCAGATGTCCTTCACCGGCGAAGTGCTGAAGAAGGACGGCACCACCGAGCGCCTGTACATCGACGGCGTGGCCGCTGCTTAACCCATAACAAGGAGAACCCGAATGTCACTCATGGACTTTGTAGTACCGAAGACCACGGTGACGTTCGGGGCCGCATCCGTAGATGTACGCGGTGTGGCCCTGGACGATATCACCTTCATCTTCCGCGATCACCTCGTCGAAGTGAACCGCCTGATGGCGCTGTACGACGACGAAGAGAAGCGCAACACCGTCATGGCGCAAGCCGCGAAGTTCGCCGTGCACCTGATCTCCGAAGCACCGGAGCTGTGCCACACGCTCATCGCACGCTGCGCAGACGAAGCAGTCACGCCGGAAGTGATCAAGCATGTCTCCACCTTCCCGGTGGGCCTGCAAGTCGAACTCGTGAACGCGATCTGGACGCTCACCGTTGAAGAAGCGGGCGGCGCAAAAAAGCTGTTGGACAAGTTTATGGGGCTGGTGACTCAAGTGCGTCCGTCGAGTCTGAGCGGGGGCTAGAACACCTTTCACGCGCCGAGCGATTCCACAGGTCGCTCCGCGTGACCGCATCGCTGCTTCTCTCCGAGGGGCATCTGTATGCGAACCGATATCCCTTGTCTAAACTGTGGTACGAAGCAGACCTCGTGAGAGAGCGGGTCAACCGCAATCACGTCACCGAAGTAACCATCCTCTCTACTGTCATGGCCTCGCGTTACGGTGGCCGGGCAGCAGGCCAAAACATCAAAGACCTCATCCGAAAGCTCGAAAATGGCTAATCAAACT